GAAGTCCATTCAGATTTTTAGATGTTGCCATCTTAACCTCCTTCAAAAGTTAGTGTTGTTTATAATAACCAAACACTTTTACTTATCAAAGTGTGTTGGTCTTCCTGTGGTAACTTTCGATCGACTGTTGTTAGAGATTGGCATACGAGGATCATTTTTGCTCATGAGTTGCCTATTGATAGCATCGGTTTGAGACTGTGTAAATTCATCTACATGGTCTTTATACCCTTTATTATTTTCCATAGTATTTGTAGCTAAAGCCACATCACCACGTATAACAAGATTACCTAGACTACCAGCAGCTTGGTTTCTAAAACCAGCACTCATCTCAGGAACATCCTCAGGTCGAACAAAATCCCAACCTTCAAATTGTTTCGTCTGAACATTTTGATCGTCATATTGCCCCTTAAGAGACACTCTAATCCATCGGAGAACTAACCCCTTTTCTTTATATCGATTAGATACCTCTTCAGGAATCTTTAACCAGTTTTGTTTCTCGTAAGTTCCTCTTTGGTTACGAGATGTCGTCTGTGCGGAACGAGTCGCAGCTTTTACGTTTTGAGTTTTACTAGTCATATCAATTATTACCTTTCATCCACGTTATACATTTACAGTAGTGTAGTCATCGCCGGCCTTCTCGACCTTGGCTTTTTCTTTAGCATACACATCAAGTGGCACTCCCATCTTTTTAGCAAGGCGAACATCTTCTTGAGATAATCGTATCTTGCCTTTAGACGAGGCCGAAGTACGTGACTTTCCAGCCACCACTTGAGCAGGTTTTGTCGGATCATCCTGCTCTCCGAACTTATGAGGAAATTCTTTTTTGATTCTCCTCGATACCTCATTATAAAACTCTTTAGTGTTTGGATCAAAGCCCTCTTGTAAAAGTTGTTGATTTATCACCAAAGCACCTTGAGTCATAATAGGATCTTTTTGAAACCACGTTTCATTATCTTCTTTCCACTCAATAGCTAAACTATTTGGTTTAACTCTTTGTTGAGTTTGTTGTTGTTGTGGTTGTTCTTGTTTTTGTTTATTCTGTTGATCTTGTTGATACCATCTTTTTGCATCAACAAATTGTAGTTTTGTTGTAGCATCAGCAATAGCTTTTTGTGCTTCCAACATTTTATCTTTATCGCCAGAGTCATAAGCTGACTTGTAAGCTTCTTCAGAATTTTTAAGTTGTTGTTGTAAGCTTTTCTCTTGATTAGTAAGACTAGCTATCTCAGTATCTTTTAATTTTTTATCTTGAGAATTTAATTGCTCTTGAAGCTGCTGTATTTGTTGTTCAGCTAATAACAACTTTTCTTCTTTTTCTTTTCGTTGTTTTACTAGTCTGTTAATTCTTTTCCTAGCCCCTTCAGTTTCTATGCCATCAAGCTCTTTAGTAGCCTCATCGTCTGTAGTTTCAATTTCGACTTCCGGTTCTGGTTTTTTATCGTCCAAAGCATTTAGACCCTCAACAACATATTCAGGCTCTTGTTTAACAGGAGTTTTGGCTTGTTGTTGCTCTGGCTGTTGTTCTGGTTGTGGGTTTGAGATGTCTATCTCTTGATAGCCATCGTCTTGTGATTTATTTTCTTCGTTCATGTTTTCTCCGCAGTTACGAGTTACGATTACGTTAAGTTAGTATTATATGTTATTTGGTACCTACATCCAAATAGTTCGGATCAAGATCAGCTGGGTCGGGAACAACCATAAGTATCTGGTCATCAAACAACAACAGCATTCTAATACCTTTATAAAAAAACTTATCGCCTTGATATTTACCATAAACAACATAGTCACCAGGTTTGCACCATGATCGCCCCTTAAATTTATCGTGATCAGCATAAGCTAACTCACCAACTTTTAAAACACGACCAAGAGTTGTCAAATATTTAATATCATCTTTAAATTTATCAGGAAGTAAAATACCTCCTTTTGTTTTCTCTCTAATTGCTACAGGCCTAATTAAAACATGATAACCCGGTATATTAGGTAAAACTTCCGGGTCAGGGGATTCTTTATTAGTAATCCAATCGTCGTTCCCAGCTATCGTCGTTGCCACTCCTGCTGCTTTCATTTATTTCTCTCCTTCTTCTGTGTCATTATATAAGTTTTTTTCTGTTAATTTAATCTCTTCTAAAGCCATAGTCAACCCTTCAATAATTCCGATCTGATATTTATATTCTGCAAAATTTTCAGCTGACCCACTAATTATTGTTTCAGTTAAATTATTTTTTTGTTCGGTTAATTGTTTTCGTAAATAATCTAGGATGGCATCCATACTTCATGTCTTTCAAATAATTCTTTTTCAGATTCATACATGGCATCAAGATATTCTTGTTTAATCATTGCCTCTTGTACAGTTATAGGGCCACTAGCAGTTCGGCCACCAACGATTAATTTACCGTGCATGTAAATAGATGGTTCATCAAACTTCTCACCCAAAGCATCAATCATAATAATTAAATCATTACAAAGTGTTTCCATATACCCAAACTTAATATCAGGGTAATGGTTAGTTGTGTAATAATCATAATAATCTTTAACAACATTTTTATTCCCTACTATTTTAGTAAGGAATGCTTCATATTCTTCAGCCTGACACTCTCGTTCTAATCTTAGATCGTTCTGCCAGTTCCATTGGTGACCTCTGGTGTTTGACTTTTTTCGTGCACGATGATGAAACAAACTATGTACAAATGTCATAGGATGTCTAAGAAAAGCAAAGGTTTGTTTGTGAGTCATTGGTGTATTATGTGAATCATATACAGCATCGCCGACAGCTTTAGCTCCCTCTACATAATTAAACAACATCTGTTTTACCCATCGTCCCCCTGTTTTAGGAACGTGTATAAACATACTATTTTTAAGTTCGACTGCCATGCAAAAACAAAAAATCTCCATCAGTTATTTCTGGCATTGTCATAGCTACTTTCACACCATGCTCAATGTCATTTATTGATTTTAATCCTTGACCTCTGTGATTATAAAGACAAGAGTATCCTCTATCAAAACAAAATTTAAAAGTTGTATCTACTGGATATTTATTAAACTTATCATAAATCTCTATCATCATGTGAGGTTTATGTTTATCAATAATTTTTTGGGCACCATTTAACACATCGAGTTCTGTACCTTCAGTATCTATTTTTATAAAACAAATATTATTAGCCGATCGACAATGTTCATCTAAGGTTATAACCTCAACATCAATAGGATAGCCATCAACTAAATCTTGAAACGATGAATTAGATAATCGTTTGTTATCAACATAAAATCTTTCTTTACCTGGTTTATCACCAACAGCTAAATTAAAAGGTGAGAAATTAAGATAATCACTTTGAACTTTACATAGTTGTTCATAGACTTCAGGAACAGCTTCATACCCCTTAACATGGTCGGCATGTTTTGTAAACCACCTAGTATACTGACCCACACCAGCTCCCACATCAAGAACGACTCCATTAGAATCTATATATTGTCTTGTTTTTCCTACTAAAAATTCTTTGACATGTAAATCATAATAGTACGGATTAAACACTCGTCGTTGTAAAACTTCTTTTGAAAGATTGGGATTAACTATCATAATATCTTAAATCATTTTTGCTTCTTATAGCCGTTCCTTTAGGTTCTTTAGGGAAGTAAACATCAACATGAGATCCACAGCCGGGACAACTAAAGTTTGATACTATTAAATATTCGTTCTCTTCCTCTTCCATATCATGATCCCCACCCCATATCAACTCTGTGTTACAATGCCAACATCTCATGGTTATTTATCTCCGTTTGGTTTTAGTATTATTTGTAATGCAATCCGTTCTCCTGTTTGCACATGAGTGCCTCTGTGCCAACCAAAGTTTGGTTCAAATAGTATAAAATTACTTTTATCAGATGTAAAGTGTTTTAATTTTTTACATAGGTATTCTGACAATGGGGTGTTGTTTTTAAACTGACGTGAGAAATATGAATTTTTACGTGCCCATAATGGAAGACCGGCATTTATTTTTCTTTGTTCCACGGTTGATAGTGTATTGACTAACTGATTACTTTTACAAAATAACATTTCAACATCATCAAACTTCCATCTGTGACTTTCTGGTATATAAGCAAAAGGACCATTACCTCGTTGAACGGTATTAAGATATATGATTGTCTTGATATAAGTATACTTTGGATCTATATGTAATGTATACAAATCATTTTTAGGTTTATGCTTTTGATCTGTTTGAAAGTATTCATTAAAAGTATCGTCTTTATCACTCACGTGTAAATTAATATTTGTAATCGAATACGGTTTGGGTAATAGTTTTAATTTATTATAAATATCGTTTAAAATATTAAAAGCTTTATGATTTAACGGTATGGTTAGCATTCTATCTTGCATCCGTGTATTTCTAATAGGTTCTAATGACTTTAACTCCACAATATCTTTTTCAAGACACGCAAGTAAAGAATCGGTATCAATAATAGTATCGTAATAGCCAAGCTCTTTAAATTGTTTTGGTCCATTATACAATATATTGCTAGATTGTTGTCGTAATGTAAACCCAACTAAAGCAGATTTAAGTTGGTTTTGAACGGTAACCGTAGGCTTAACACTAGAGTAAAGACTATTGATACCTAAAGAAAATGAGTTTATATCTAATTCTCGTATAGCTCGAGATAATACCTCGTATGTTTGAGGTATATCATTATTGCTAGGTTCGTAACCTTCGTCATCAAAACAAACGGCGGGATCAGGAAGTTCCACACCGTGGTTTGTAATATAATCCATTAGGTCATTTTAACTCTACCACCAACTCTCATAGCTACTTTTGCAAATCTTTCATTTTCTTGTTTTTTTGCATCAGTATGGTGGAGTTCATTGTAAAGTTGTTGAGTAGCTGTTGTTAAAGTTTCGTAGTCATCAGCTTCTAATATAGCTTTCATATATTTATCACTACCCGGTTTTTCAAATGTATCAGCTAAAAATAAAACTGTTTGATCATCTTCAGATAGTTCACGTGCATCTTTAGCTTTTTCTATAGAATCCGGTATGTCTTCTATACCAACCCTGTCAGCTATGTTTTTGTATCGTTGTTTAGCCGTTACGAGTGATGGTTTTGTATATTGAAATAATCCTGCGGCTGTGCTTTTCGGATTTTTAGCTTGTGGATTTTTGTCACTTTCCATTTCAGCTACAATTTCTGTAAACACATCTAAGTTAGCTTTTGCTTTGTCTCTGTCTTGTATTTGAAGTCTATTAAGAGCTTCATCAATAATAAAATTACTTGTCATAACTTCTGGTACCTCTACTCCTTCTGTTGTTGTTCCCTCTCCTACAGTTTCAGGTATATCACCAAAAACTTCTTTTGACAACTGTTCATCACTCATCTCAGGAGCCGGTGGTTCAGTGGGGGTTGGAGTAGGCATGGGGGAACCCGTATCTTTTGGTTTGCCCATAGGTGGTGCAACGTCAGCCATAGGACCACCGCCACCCACTGCATCAGCAGCCAACATCATAGCTTGGGCTGCTTGCATTCCTGGATCAGCCATATTAGCTGTTTGTTGTCCCATTTTACTACTATCAGCCATAAATGAAGCTGTTGGTACAGAACCACCCGGTGCTAAATTTATTGGTGGTTGTTTTGCATCTTGTTGCCCTACTAATTTAAGTAAGTCCATAACAACTTTAGATGTTAACTGATCGTTATTTTTCTTCTTAGCATCTTCTATTTTAGCAGCCTCAACCATCGCATCAATGTCAACCTCTTTAGATTTAAGGTCAAGTTCTCTATCTTTAAAGTTTAACTCAGCTGCTGTCTTTTGAGCATCTATTCCTTTTTGAACTTTGTCTAATTCAAGTTGTTGTTTTTGTAAATTAAGATTTTGTTGTTCAATACTATCCAACCCACCTTGTGCTTTTAATTTATTAGCTTCAAGAATTTGTTTAGCTGATTCAGACATAATCATACCCATTGTGGCTCCTTGATCTACCTGACCTTCTTGAGCTTTCATGAGACCACCCATTTGTTCTTGGAATCTTAGAACCATGTGTTCTCTAATATTAGCTAATAAAACCGGAGTCACTTGTTTCATAACCGGGTTAGCTCCATTAAGTGGATCTTGTACGTAAGCCGACTTTACCTGTATGTGAGCATCATGGTCCTGACCCGGGAAAGCTTTTATTGGTTTACCTTGTGTAGCCATCATAATATCAGCTATTGGATCTTGTGGCTGAGCTGGTGGTTTTTCAATAATAAATTTTTCAGGATTATCTACATTAGCTGATGTTAATACAGCTTTATACACTTCTTTCATATTGAAGGTGCCCGGAGTTGCCTGTGATGCCATTTGAAAAATTAATTGTGACTGGGCTAATCTGTGAGCACTTGATGGTATATTCGGATCCGATACCGGAAGAATATCTACTCGTCCATCAAAATCTTGTTTTTTAATTTGTGCTTGACCTCCGACCACATCATAGGGATAATCAGGAGGTAAGAACTCGAAATTAATACGAGCTAATATTTTAAACTCGTCTCGTTGAGACTTGTGGAGTCGTTTGTGAATTGCTGAAAAAAACTTACCTGATGCTTCTAATAGTGCTAATGTCGTGCCAACCGGACCGTAGTTCGTTGCATCAGACACAACCTGTTCTGTCGTGTCAGCAAACTTCTGACCAGCTGTTGCTAAGAATCCGAGCATTTGAAACAGAACTTGTGATGGTTCTTTATAAGGTAAGGGGACTATCGACTTGTTTAGATCTATACCTGTTGATTCAACGTCCCGAAATTCTCCGGGCATTATTGGTGAGTTATCTCCTACTACACGAACCCCTCTAGCTTTAAATCCTCCCGGTAAGTTTGCAAACTGGCCAGCATCAACCAAAGCTCTCATTGCCGCCGTAGCTGACATTGTAAGATTACCTAAGAAATGTATTAGTCCTAATCCGTAGAAACCAAAACCCGGTACAAATTTATAACTAACAAAGTGTTCACGTTTTATATAACGAGGATCACCATCGTTCCAGTTACGACGAATGCTTAGAATTTTTTTACTGGATTTATCAACCGTAACAATATACGGCCAAGCTTCACCACCCGGACTATTAAATGGTTCGGGTAAGTTTAGGTATAAGTGTTGTTCAAGTAAAACATGTGTTGTGTCGTAAGGCTGTTCATCATAAGCTGATAAGCCCATCACCTGTTCAGCTTTAGCTGTAATCATGCCTCTTTCTTCTTGCTCAGGTTCACCAACTTCAACATCTCTATACATCCCCGCATTCATATCTTTCTTTAAATCGTTTGATGATCTGTAAATAACGTGAGTGTATCGATCGGCTCTACGAAGATCTGGCACTAAATTTGATACGTGAAACTGATCAATAGGAATAAACTCTGATATTGGTCGTCCTAATGTTTCATCGTAGTAAACTTTTTTAACAGCCGTACCAATTAGTGGTAAATGAAATAATAATCTTTCTGTCTCATCAAAATACTCTGGCATTTCTTCAGTAAGCTGATAGTTCATGTAGTCTTTCACACGTTGTGCTTGTTGTTCTTTGGCCGGAGTTAGGTTACCTAACACCTGTGTTTTTACCGGGCCTTTGCTCGGAAACAATTCTTGAGCAGCTTTTGATTGAAACTTTACCGCATTCTCAATAATTAACGGGTGTGTTGCTGTACAAGCACCATCAAATGGTTCTGTTGTTTCCTGCAATTTTAATCCTAATAAGTCAAACCCACGTTCAAATGTTTGTTCCCATTCTTGTCTTGATTCTTCATCAGCTTTAAAATTATCAAAGACAGTTGTTGATAAATCTGTTAACTCTTCTTCATCCATGTATTCGGCAAGGTTGCCATAAAAATCTTTTATTGATGCTAAAACTGTGCCCGCATTTTCATTTAGGTCAACAGATACTTCTCCTGTGGTTGTATCAACATCAACAGCTACATCTTCTTCTTGTTCGGGATTTACGTTAACATCAACACCGGAAAGGCCCTGAGTCATTTCTTTCACGTCGGTGTTTACTTTTTCTATTTTTTCAAAGGGATTTTTTTCTACTGCCATTATTACTCTCTAAATGTTATCTATATTCCAGTACGTTGCTTTATTCTTTTTATAAATATTCTCGTCTTCACTATTATAGTTCGGATCATATGGATGTTGCAAGTGCCATGATTCTTTAAGGTATAGCACAGCCATGACCATTGAGTCAACCTGATCGTCATGAGCTGCATTAGGAAAAGATACAGCCTCATCAAACATAGTCTGTGCCCACGTTTTATTAGGTAGCCATACTCGACCAGCTTCAAGTAAAGGTGATGCAGCATAAGCTCTTGAAACTTTATCTCTATCTGGTGTGTATTCAAGTATGGGTAATCCTGCTCGTCTTAAATCTTGTATCAACGATTGTCCACTGGCTTTTTTTTCAATTACAATTAAATCTGGTTGATGTTGTTCAAAACTATCTTGAGCTGTGCTTCTTAATTCTGGATATTCTAATCGATCTCTAATGTTACCTAATAAAATTAAATGTCCTACTTCATACTCTTTACCTGAACTATCTTTTTCCATTTGTGTAAATATACCCCACGTTTGAATTACACTATAGTCAGCTGTTGTTCGAGTTGAGAAAGCTGTATCCATAGTTTGTATAATAAAGTCACAATGAGGTGGATCTTCTTCTTTCCAAATATTAAACCAGCTCTTCTTAAATATACCACCCTCATCGGGCACAGGATTTTGCATGTACAACGATTCCCAATATCGTGAGCCGTTGTGTCGTCGTATCTCCATCTCATCATTCTTTAAAACTTCTTTTGGTTTCCACTCAGGAAAGTATGATTCACCTACCGGTATGTTTAGTAATCGGCTACTGCTCTCATCAACCCATGCCGGTATTCGTAAAACATCCCACGGTATAGTCGAGGCCCCGTCTCCTTTAGCATCACTTTCACAAGCCAATAACCATCCACAAATATCATCTTCATGATACCGTGTATTAATAATAACTATAGAACCATTCGGCATAAGTCTGGTTCGTAAACCAGCCGGATACCATTCTTTTATATACCGTCTACCTGTTTCACTAAAGGCATCTTCTTCTGACATTACATCATCTAG